GGTTACCATTGCCCCCTCCAGAGAATATCCTGCCCACGGCAGACGCCAGCATTGAGAAATTCAGCTTTCGAAGATTTATCAATATGTAAACGCCAACCGAGGCCGCGACCGTCGCACCGACCGATTTGCTGACGACCACGCCTGGTGGAAGTTGAATGTACTTGTTGACCACGAACGCAATAATTCCCGTAGTCATATCAGCAGCCAGGACGCCGATAAAAAAAGACGCTATGAAGAAACCGACCTGCACCCAACGACTCAACTCATTTGCAGAGAGTACATAAACCACAGCCCCAGCAAATGCACCTATAAATACTCCTGCATCAGTACCCTGTAACAGGCTGGCGAAAGTTACACCGGTAATACCGACCGTAGCGACTCCAGCGCCTGATAACGTGATGGGTTCGCCCACTTCCGCCTCCTGGTATAAAAAAGCCCCGGCAAAAGCCAGGGCGCGAATTTTGCAGGCATTTTCCTGCGACTCAGAAATGCAAAAACCCGCGCAGTGGCGGGTTATATACAATTTCGGCAATGTACCAAATTAGGCTTAAATATGGCTGATTTTGTTCGGTTTTGCAATAGTCAGGCGCCAACCTCCTCAAAAACGTGATCTTGTTTACGGTTTAAAACCTCTTGCAGCGAACGGCGATCCAATTCATCAACTGTATTTTTCATCAATTGCCAGTGAGGACCATAAATCTCGCACCAGGTTGAACGAGAAATCTCCATCAAAGCAGCAAGTGCTGCACCGGCATACTCTCTATAGGTATCATTCATGTTTCTGGCGGCAGCGTCCTGCACAGCAAGCCAAACGAGTTTAATGAGCCGTTTTTTAGTCTTGGTCATCAACCCCTTTGGTAAATATTTCTGGTGTTCACTCCAGATGGCTTCGCAAATCACTGTCTGGTATTTAAAAGCCAGATCAAATCCGTAGCAGTAACGTAACCAGGCTTGTTCATGCTCAGGAAGCTGATTCACGGCACGACGCCAGGGTGCAGACTCAAACTCGAAATCTTTCATCGGTGGTAAAGGACGCCGACGACTGCGAGTCTCTAACACATACACTGCCGAGTTCTCTGCTTTAATACGCCGAATACCGCCATGACCATCGTCTACTTCAACAGTATGCAATGGGCGGCGTGGATTTTTATTTTTGTCTGCCGGCGGATTTTCGCTGAATGCCTGAAGCTGCCCTTTTGTTCCTCCAGATGTATCCACCAGTGCACGGGTTATCTCTAAACGGGCATAATTCAGTAAATTATCATCCATCAGATAAATCCCTCGTCTTTCCAGATTGCTATTGTGCGAAATACGCCTTCCGCGTGCATGAGCTTTAAATCGTCGCGGGAGTATTCTTTGGTTTTTACTCGACCATCGATTAAATCGTGACAGCTGCTACAGGCTATGGCGCCCTGAATGTCATCGGGCTTATATCCAGTGCCACAGGTTCCCGCCAGCCGGTAATGCGCCAGCACGCTAGTTTCTGAATTGCCATTGCAGCAGCCCGGAATTCTTATCTGACATTCACGACCGCGAGCTGCTTTGCGTAGGTCTACTTTTTTCACGCTGCACCTCCGACCAATTTCATTGCCACGCGGCGGATTTGCCGGAGAAACATATTCCCCATTGCTTCCAGTTCTTCGCGGTTGATGTAGCTGGTACTCGGGCCTACCCATGACTTATCAAACACTGCTATCGCGCCTGCAAAAAACGCCCCACTTGGCTTTTGCTTCTCGTCCAATGGTACAAACCAGTCAGGGAGGTCGAACCCGATTCGCCCCCGGATAAAGGCAATGTGATCGGCATTCACTGGCCACCAGCTTTCACTTGTTGCAGCTTTGATGAGATATACATAGCGGCCGCCACGGTCACGCATAACTGATGTGTGATTCATGATATGCAGCATGCCTGTGATGTACTGATCTTCGTATCGCTGGGCGCGGCTGTATGGAGGGTTGGCGTAAGCTGCGCCACTGAGTTCAGCAAGACGTTCAGACCAGTTCTGCGTCAGCGCATTATCTTCTGCTGTGTAATACGCATCGCATTTTGCGTTGTGAGAGTCAGCAAACAGGTCAAGTGTAAACGGTCCAAATTTTGCATTGATGCCCCACCAGAGCGGGTCTGGGGTGCGCCACTGGTCGCCTATTTCTTTCAGTTCATGTGCTGGACGATTTCGTAACTCTTCGAGAGCCTGGCAATAGGGATTCATGCTGCTACCTCCCGAGCCTGCTGGCACAATTCGGGAAGATTTGCGCGGACCAGCGCCTCAGCAAACGGCGGCGGTACAGCGTTACCACAGCGGGCAACCTGTTTGTCTTTTGCATAGCGATTGCCATCTAAATCACGATCGATGATGTACCACTCAGGGAAACCCTGAGCCAGGTAGAGTTCGTGCGGCTGCAACATGCGCATAAAAATATCGACGATTTGGTAAATCACACCGTCAATTTCCACCAGCCCGGTTGATTCTTCTCCGCAATACTCACGCAAGAACGCCAGTACATGTTCGGCGTTTGGATGCTCCACGACCTCCGGACAAAGCAGAGCTTTTACTTCCCCAATATGTAGGCCGCCTGCGGTGATAGTGGGCATCGGTTTATCCGTTGGCTGTCCGTCCTTGCAAGTGCCGCGCAATTTTACTAAATGGGAGGTAATCAGACCGTGATGGTCTGTTGTTGTCACAGTGTGAACCGGTTCATCCAGCGCAACGCCTGCCCCGGTGTAATTCCCCCCGAAATGCTTAACCAAATGGGCTGCCACAACTGCATGTTTTCCTCCACCAGCAACGACAGTACCTAACGGTTTATCCAGACCTGGTACGCGTGGTGCCTGTCCTGGTCGCTCGCCATAACCAACCTGGATTAATGTTGCCGTAGTAAGCTGGCTTTTCCCGCCACCGCCCGCTGTGATTGTTCCGCAAGGCTTATCAATTTCGTGGCCGATACTATTGCCAAACTGACGACCAATGAATGGTACTAAGTGAGCCTCCACCAGACCCAGCGCGTGACCATTCCCGCCAGGCCGCTTTGATGTGCCTGCCGTAACAGTTGGCACTGGCTCAGTAACAGCTTGCCCGGTTGCGCCTGTACGGAATTTTGTCAGATGAGGGATAATCACCGCATAGCCATGCGTTTTTGTGATGGTCTGAAGGGGGGCGCTAAGAGGCTGCCCACGAAAACAATCGTATTTTGTCTTCGTGCTGGTGTGATTGCACTTAACAATGAACGGTGCTGGGTTGTTGATGACGAATTTCTGAATTCCGCGCGCAATACGTTTGAGAGTATTTTCCGCCAGCAATTTTTTGCGACCAAAAATTGATGTGCCGGGCAATGACCAGTCAATGCAATCTGCCGCTGTTCTCCATGGAAGCAATGCTCCGCTGCGCACACCTGGTGATTTCGGATCGCCGTGAGTAGCATCAGGCCAAACAACCGGGCGCCCATCACAGCGCATAACCATGAAAAATCTTTTGCGGATTGTCGGGGCGCCATAGTCACAGGCACGCAATTCGCGATAATCGACAACATAACCCAAACCGTTAATAAGCCGGGTTGCATCATCGCTATCCAGTGCAATACCCAGAACCTCGCAGCATTCCGCAAGTGCCGGATGATCTGCGGCAATTCCCGTTGAAAGCATGCCAACGAACGCTTTAAAGGTTTCACCGGAACGGGTTGGGTCAGGCCGCATTTCTGCAGCGAGTAGCGGCCCCCAGGTTTTAAATTCTTCGACGTTCTCCAGCTTGATAACGCGAGGCCGTACCTTTAGCGCCCAGCGAATGGAAACCCACGCTAACCCTCTAATTTCCTTCTGCACTGGTTTCCCGCCTTTTGCCTTAGAAAAATGTCGGCAGTCAGGAGAGAACCAGGCCAACGCAACGGGCTGCCTCGCAGTGGCAACAATGGGATCAATATCGAATACGTTTTCACAGTAGTGCAGTGTTTCAGGATGGTTTGTGCTATGCATAGCGATAGCGTGTGGGTCATGATTTATAGCGATATCAACCGCGCGCCCCGTCGCCATTTCAATTCCAGTTGATGCGCCGCCACCACCTGCAAAATTATCCACGATTAACTCGTTCATTTACTGCTGCCCTCCATGGCTTGGGTGATTAGCTCAATGTCGGAAACGATTATTTTTTCTGACAGTTTAGCGAGGCATAACAGATTGATGTGATAACGTATTTTTGCTTGCAAATGCTCAGGAAGGTTTGCAACTGTCGGTACTTTGGCAAAAATCGACTCGACCTCAGCAGGCCATTTTGTTTTATTTTTCACGCGGCATACTCCAGTAGCTGCGCCGCGACATTTTCAACTTCATCAGGAGACTTGAACGAACGGAAAAGGATGTAATTCCAGAGTACATTCAGCGCAGATTTATAGAGCTGCTGAAACTCCAATTCATCCATTTTTGAAAATGATATTGATTTGGCGCGACGGTTTTTGCTTCCGTCCGGATAGATGTGCTCGGTGTAGTAACCGGCCTGGATAGTTACCCACTCGCGATAGGCTTCAAAGGATTTGAGAAGGGCTATATCTTTTGTACGGGATTGCGCAGCGTCTGCAAGATACTGCTCAGCAGCATCAGCCAGAGCAACGCTATGCTGTTGGCCGACAGTGTTGCAGAGGTATTCGACAAATCCGTTAACGAGCTGTCGCTCTTCCGGCGTGATAGCGCCGCCAGTCGGGTTCCAGTAATCAAAACCGAGCTGTAGCAGCTTGAAGAAGCGTTTGTGAAATGCGTAGTTGCGCACACGTTTAAAATCGGCGTGAATCCACTCACCGAGTTTTATTGATTGCAAAAATTCGCCGGCCTCGGGTGTTGCCGGGGTCAGGATAGTCGGGCCAATCTTTTGTAGCTGGATCTGTGCCATCGGTTCTCTCCGGTGACACAGTGTTTTCTCAGTAGGCTGTTCAGGCCTGTACTTAGATTATAGTGGATTACCGGCTTCATCAACAGTTGGTAATCCTGCCATTTTTCGCGCTTCGCTCTGTTGAGCTACACTCGTCACATACTCATCAGAACGCATAACAAAACCGTAAATAACATCGCCGTATTCGTTTCTGTAGATCACTATGGGCCTTGTGCTGCTACTCAAACCTCGAATTAAGTGGTCAGGTATGATCATCACTCTCTCCAGCATGTTCTGGGGATCCGTTACTTTCCTTCGCGCGTCCCACTAGTAAAGACGGTGCCCCTGCTAATCACAAACACTTTAACTTTCAATTTGCGATAAAGAGCGTTAAATACACTGTATATAAAACCAGTTGTTTTAACCAGTATTGATCGTACTGTTTTTGATCAACCACTTAAAAATCAATCAATTGATGTTTTTTTAACCGTAGTTTTTAAATTACCATACCAACATCTACTCCCCTTCACTTAACAAGCCCCGCTGCTTTCCGTCGCTTGTACTCCTCAAGCATTTGCTGGGCTGGCGTCGGCTCATCTGGTCGCACAGGCGCGGCAATTTGGCGACGAATCGGTGGGATTGAATAACCTGCCACAATCCGTTTTTCCCAGCTTGCGAGCTTTTTGGCCGCTAGTTTATCCATCTCCGGTTGCGTCAGCTTACGCTCTACCCCTTCACGTCGCATCTCTACGCAAATGTGGTACAGAATGGGATGTCGCCACGGAAACTGTTCAGATGAATTGTAACGCCACGATTCACTTTTCCAGCGCTGGTACTCTGCGACAACATCCCCGACCGTTAAGCCGATTTTCCCACCTCCGGCCTCTGCCACCAGAGCAACAAACTCTGCAAAATCTGGGGGCCAGGTACTACCTGCAGAACAGCGTTCGATGCAGGCATTACAAACCCTGGTGAGTTGATCACTGGTCATCGAGCCAATCTGCTGCTCCCAGAGGACCGAGGGTCGATTGCCATTCTTCGCAATCCAGCGGTTGCTGTAAATTTTGGTCATCAGATCCCACAGGCGCCATGCCGGAGAATCGACCTGACTGCTCTCGTAGCCATTGCTCACGCCCTGCATCGAGTTGCCGTTCTGCAATTGACTTGCCGTTTCCTGGTATGTTCTGCGCATAACCGCCTCCACCTTGGTTTACTTCCCACGGATTATCAAACTCATGGTCTGGTCCCAGGAACGTCTGAGCCAGTTTCACAAACTTCGTACCAACCGTTTTTTCGGCAGCACAGAACGTGTGGTATCGCCTGACAGCCTCCAGCATGGTTACATCCGAGATACCTTCCTTCCGCCGAGCCTTCCAGCTCTTGAACGCCCCGGATTTAGAATTACTCCCTGACCGTTTTGGATACTCCCGCCAGAGAATTTCAAATTCGTCAGGATATTTTTTATCGTCAACCGGCTGTGTCTGATTCGGTATTTTTCCCGAATCGGACATATGTTTTTTTTGTTCCTGCTCTTGTTCCTGATCCTGATCTTGGCTTGCAAGCCCCTCACAACCCCCTTCCGGTACCCTTGTTACTCCACGTCTTACAGTCATGTGGAAGTCAGACTGATAATGGTCAAAAAATGCAGCCAGAAAGGGGTTCTCAGGCAATGAACCATATTCATTTCGAACACCTGCACAACGGTTATCACCAGGCTTCAAAGAACGCCCAACTTGATAACCAGCCATTTCATGCACCCACACCATCTCGGAGCGCTCGTCATAGCTACAAAATCCCGCTTTTATGGACCTTTCAAGCCCCTTCGAAGCCCCTTCCAAGCCCAAGCCTGTTTCATGAGCCAGATACAGTACTGGCAGGTAATACAGGCCGAGCATGTTCGCGTGAGGAGAGGTCATTAAATAAAGCGCAACGACCTGTGCCTCAGACCCTTCTTTTCTTAATTCTCGACCAGTCTTCCCTAGCCAGAATTGAGGTGACACTGTTGCGTAGTCACGCATAATTTCCCCGGTATACTTCCCGCGAATCAGCGCTACAACGCGACTCAATCGCTAATTTGATAGCTTTGAACGCGGAAATGGCCTCATTTATTTCTTTCAGTGCCTCAGCATGAGCCGCACCAAGATTTACAGCGTTAATTGCTTCTATACCTTCTTTAGCTGCAACCGCTGCTAGCAGTACAGGATTACCTGGAGACTCGATACGGGCACGTCTCTCTGCTGGTAATGCAGCAAGTGCCGCAGTTTTTAATTCTGTTGCTTGGTACGCATATCTCGGGCCATCAAAACCTCTGAAAATACGCTTTACGCGCTGAGTGGCATTAACTAATCCATTGCCACTGTCCGTCACTGGTAGAATGTCTCCATCACTAGTAGCGTGATATTGGTCCGCGATAGCCAAGCCGACAGTTTTCCACCCATCCTCAAGCGCCCAAGCTTCTAGTTCTGAGGCAATAGCATCAATTGGAGGACTGATTTTCATCATTCACTTTGCCTCTACGTTTTTCCTTAAGCTGGTCGTAAACAACAGGGTCATATTTCAAGACTCCTCCGGAGGCGATCTGTAAACGCATAGCTTTTCCTTCTGGAACGAGTTCGCCCCACACGGAGACTGAGGACGGCTTAACACCTGCTGCATTGGCAAGTTTTGTTTTATTTCCGAAAAAATTTACTGCATCGTTTTTGAGCACTTCAATCTCCTTCTTAGGTTTTCTTAAGAAGATTAGATCGTAGAGAAACCTAAGTAAAGAGAATTTAGAATTACCTAATATGGAAAAAGAAACTTTAGGTACCCGCCTTCTTCGTAGGCGTAAAGAGTTGAAACTTTCGCAAGCTGCCCTCGGAAAGCTCGTACAGGTGGCTCATGTAACTATTTCCCAATGGGAGAGAGACGAAACACAACCAGCAGGTAAACGACTGTTTGCTTTGAGTAAAGCCCTTCAGTGCAACCCAACTTGGTTAATGTTTGGTGATGATGATAAGTTGCCAGGAGAACCAACACCTCCGCCTCGCGAGGAACTCTCAACTCAACATCAAGAGCTAATTGATTTATTTGATTCGCTACCAGCATCTGAACAAGAAGCGCAATTGAGTGAGCTTCGTGCACGTGTAGAGAACTTCAACCGTCTCTTTGATGAACTTTTGCAGGCTCGTAAGCGTACGCAAAAAAAATAATCACATGTATCGCTAACTTTCTTTTCACAGCACAACAATTCTTAAAATTCCCGTGAGAAAATAAAACGCTTTCATTTCATAGCGTTATCTCATCACGAATAAAAACTTAGGTTTTTCTACATTTTTATATTGATCCAAGCCTTAAGTTATTCTAAATTTATCCCATCGAAACCACACAGTGATTTCTCAGAAACAAGTTCCGCCAGCCTGGCGACAAGGGCACAACAAGGAAACTCAAAATGACTACCAAACAAAATGCAATTGACCTGGCTAACACCGCTCGAAGCTTTAGCATGCAGTTGCAAGTTAAATCAGGAGTGAAAATTTCCGCTTTTGAAAATGACTGGAATATTTGCGTTCAACAAGCAGGTTTCACAGGCATTTTTGATGTACCAAACGGCTATAAGCGTCGGTCACATTTAATTTCTGATTTAGAACGAATAGCTGCACAGTTGGATGATTACGTTGAACCCGTTATCTATCCAGAAGGCTACAGCGTTGAACAACAGATTCGTGAATTCAACGCCACATGTACCAGAGTTCTGGATGTTGAAGAGGCACACTCCCAAGCACTGGAAATAAACGACGCATACAACTGTGCTTACACCCGTCCTGGCGCAATCTTTCAGGAAGCATTTTTTGAAGTGTTGAACCACATTGAACGTGAAGTAACCATAAATCGAGCGCACACCGAAGCCCTAGGGATAAACACCAAACTTTATAAGGAGTGCGCATGATGTATGGCACTCAGGAAGTTATCCGCGCCTGTGTTAAGCCTGGAATGCTGGTCAAGCATGAAGGGAAAACCTACCAGGCATCAGCGAATAAATGCGGCAAGTTATATTTATATAATCTTACCGAGTGCAAACGTATTACAGATATTTTTGTGGAGATTTATCTTAACGCCCGAGGCGAACCTTTAATTAACTAAGTATCAAATAGCCATTCATTTTATTTATGCCCTTATGGGCAGGGATTCATACAACCTTTATTTCGGAGAGAATTATGAAAATTATTGAAGTCAACGTGAAATTAAAAGCCATAAATAATGATGTCGCCTCATTCAATTTAAACGATGATATTCGCGGCATTATCCATGCACCCAAACACGGGAAAGTAACCGTAGTGCTTGATGGCGGCTACGTGCTGGGTAAGTACGATTGTTCGCTCTGTGCCATTGATGCTCTGTCAGATGTGCAGGTAGAACTTCTGATTAGTGAACTCCAAAGCGGCTCTACATATAGTGAATACAAGAAACAACATATAAGACCTGCGTTTCATTAATGAATCAGCCCCGTTTAATTACGGGGCATTTATCAGCATGCGCATTCATTGAGTGCTCAGCCTGATAAATGAGGAGTAGCAAATTGGATATTAAACTCGCATTTAAAAAAATGTCACTAACGAATGGTGATGAAATCACATTAAGCATTGCCCCTAGCGCAATGCAAAAAATGATTATGGAATTAATTGCCTCAGGTTATCTCTCCACCGAAGAAATGGCTATTTACGTTATTGGGCAATTAAAACTCTGCGACAAAGAAAACCTTTCGCACGTATTACCTGAAAACGTGCTGAATAAATTAAATGAAACATATCAAACCGTAATTACTGGAGGTGAAAATGTCTAAATTTACCGGCTGCTGGTTCCCTGCTGCGCAGACCATTGAAGAAAACGGCGCAATAAGAATTGCTCATTCCTTTGAGGCTGCGAATGAAAAACAGGCTCGGGCAAAAGCAACGTTGCTGTTTATGGAAGAGTTCCCGGATGCTGATGATTCTCTCTTTGAACTTCGCATTTATCTAAACGCGGAAGGTATTCCTTGTCCTTCCGATGAATGGGACGAAACATTTTTATTCGACCATGAATGGGATGAAGAGCTGGGACAGCCCGTAGCAAAATCACAGGCTAAGCCAGTTGAGTTTGAAAAACTCTCTCCGACAATGCAGCTTTGCTCCCTCGTTAAATACCGCTCGACAAAAATCTACAGCGACCAACTACCCGCAGCTCTGGAGCTGACACAGGACGACGCCGCTACTTTTGAAGGCCACATCGTTGAAGCCATTACAAAGATGCCAGCAGTCGCTTCCATGTATCCCGGTCGTATCCTGGAAGCTATTGAGTACATCTGCGAAAAATGCCCTTCAACTAAAAAGTGGCCTGAAATTAAAGCTGTGCTGGCTGGTTGGATCAAACAGCACGAAGCTGAACGGAAAGATGGCGGCGTAGAAGCCGCTTCAAATGACGATGTTAAGCCCGGCAGCGGCGACCCTGATCGCTTCGATTTGGTACTGGCGCTTCTTGTTATGGGTAAAGAGCCCGCAAAAGCCGGTGCGACTGACGTTAAAAACGCAAAGCACATAAAAGATGCTCGCGACCCAGCGTGGCGCAGCTGGCGTACCTCTTTATTGGCAGTCCCAGGTATTTACCACTTCCCTGAACATTTGCTTTACGAGTTAACCCTCGATGGCATGAAAGACCTGAGCTTGATTGCGGATAGCGTAGGCCGTCGCGATTACATCCGCGAATACTTTGCTGGCCACCCTCTTCTCCCTGATTTTCCTGTTGAGGAAACCGAAAGTGAAACCGAACAGAACGAAACGAGCACAACTCGCGTACTGGCAGATGACGCGACAGAAACTGGTTCAGTGGAACATGATCAGCTTAACGATGAGGCAGCAACGGGGCCGCTGGAAACTTCGCCATCTGTAGAGCGTACCGGTCCGTTTTATTACCGCACCGTTGACGGTCAAGTTGGTCGCGCCAACAAACAGGCGAAACTGGAAGCCGTCATTGAGCAAGGCTGCGAAGAAATTACCAAAGAAGAATATCAGGCACTGAAAGACTCACCACCTCCGCAGCAGCAGAAAACCAGCAGTGATCAACCTGAGGTTAGAAATCTCGGAGATGGCCGTTACACCATCGATGGGCTGGCATCTGATCAGCCTCAGATAGACACGAAAAACGCCTCAAACGAAGTCGAAAAAACGGAAGTTGTATCACAGCAACCCGCGTCCCCTGCTTTCCAGTCAATTGCAGCAGCACTTGAAACCGACCTGGCAGAGAAAGGCGACAACCTGAAAATCTGGCGCAGTGTTATGCGTACAGATCCACGCTACACCAAAGCACTTGCAGGGGCTGGATTCGAAGGTACCAGCATTAATGCCGAATACATGATTATGCGGGCTACCGAAATTTTCGGACCTATTGGAACGGGTTGGGGCTTTGAGGTTCTGGAAGATCGAATGATCCCCGGCGCACCAATGAGTGAAGCCATCTACGACGATAAGAAGTTTATCGGCAACCGCATGTTGCGTGATGGCGACGGGACACTCATTACCGAGCTGAACCACAGCATAAAAATCGCTTTCTGGTACCTGACCGAAACAGGCGCAGCTGAACGTTTTGAAGCCTATGGCGCCACGCCATACATGTACAAAACGAAATCAGGTATTCGTTGCGATGGAGAAGCACAGAAAAAATCCCTCACCGATGCAATCAAAAAGGCGCTTTCGCTCCTGGGCTTCTCTGCTGATGTTTGGCTGGGGCTTTACGACCAGGCCGAATACCAGCAAGAAAATGCTATTGAGTTCGATATACGTAACGCCAGCGACAAGGCTGAGGACGTTACCCGCATCCGCAAAGAGCTGGACGAGAAATTCAAGCTCAATACGGAAAGCATGCGCACAGCCGTCACCCCTAATGAAATTTCAGGTATCGCCTCTTCACTCACCCGAGTGATGGGCGTTCATCTCAAAGCAGCCCGAGAGAAAGCTGATCCCGAATACACCAAATACCTTGAGGGCCGCTTGCGTCGACTCGAGGAAGTTAAATCTGAATGCCTCACCAAATTACAGGAGCAAGCAGCATGAGCGCTCGCACAATCGACCTCGCATTAGAAATTAGCAAACTGGAAGCCCTCGCCGCCGAAGGTGGGGAGCTCACTCCTGAAATGATCGCAGACACCCTTGAAGGCATTGAGGGAATGCTCGAGGACAAATTCGACGCCACCATGAGCGTTATCCGCGCCTTTGATGCCAATTCAGAAGCCTGCAAAAAAGAAGCGGCGCGTGTAACTGAGCGAAAAAAACACTGGGATCGCCAAGCTTACGTACTCAAAAGCTACTTATTGCAATGTCTGCAAGCCAGCAACCGTACCACCTTCAAAACCACACTCAACACCTTCACGGCCCGTAAAGGTGGCGTAAGCCTGAAGATCGACAATATAGATTTACTGCCAGATGAGTTTGTCGAGTCGCATACAGAGGTGGTCACCACCACGAAGAACGACGAACTGAAAAAAGCGTTGCAGGAGTTGGCCGCAAAAATTGACGCACTCAAAGCAGCCGGCGAAGAGCCAACACCTGAATTACTCAATGCAATTCCCGGTGCGCACCTCGAAACCGGTTCGCCATCGTTACAAGTTCGATAAACAAGTTGCGGTCAGAAATGGCCGCCCTGCTCTGAGGTTTCTATGAGCGAAGAATACGAAAGCCTGAGGTTCGGGAAAAAGACCGAACCCGATGATTTCAAAGATCACACCGACGAAATCATCTGGCTAATGCGGAATGGGTACCGGAGGCACTACGGAATTGTTGAGCAGCCACCGAAACCACAAAAACAACAATCACCAAAATTTAAGGCAAAGAAAAAATGAGCAAATTCTATGTAAATGGCGTCGTGGATAACGGCGAAGAATGCGAGCGCGTAAGCAGTGCTGTGGCGCAATTCTTCACTGTTTACGAGCGCAAATCAGACGGTACCAGCCAGGCAATTTGCGACTGCAACAACCAGGAAAGCGCCGGGTTAGCCGCTGAGCGCTTGAATGAACTCGACGAGCAGCTTTCTACGCTGGCAAGTGCCGCAATGTTCGCAACCGACAAAAAACTCTGGTGTGAGCGTGATGACAATATTTTCGAATACCGGGGAACAATCTGGTACGCGGACATTTTGGTAGACGCATTAAGCAAGGTGAACGCATGAGCACGTTATTAACTCGCTATACCGCATTTGTGGAACGTGCTAAGGCAAGCCGTACTCCCCTAGTGAAATTTTCCTGCCCTGCATGTCGCCAGGTCATTGAGACAATCCCAGCGCCTAAAGGTGAAGTGTGGGACTCCCTTTCTACATGTCCTCATTGTGAAGCACTGTTTATGAAGGTAATCAGCGAAACTTCGGTTGAAGCGACACTACCTCAGGGGGCTAGTGATGCGAAATAAACCCCTGTACCGCGCCGAATTATCCGTTTACGACGGAGTGCAACTGCTACGCATCTGGGATTTGTATACCGATGCCGCGCCGACTATGACCGTCACAAACGGCGCTGAAATTGTTTTATCCGAATTGCAAGCAACGCTGGGCACATTGCCCAAGTTAATTATCTACAAAGATAGCTGTGGTGAATGGGATCGAATGGCGTGGGATGGCAAATACGCCGCGTTCTGCTCAGTGATGCCTGGCGTGGAACGTTTCACCGATGATGATACCGCGCTGAAACAGGCTGTTATTCATTTCAAGCGGGATCAGGCCCATGACTGAAATTAAAACTCCGGCTAATCCAAGCCGAAAAGCTATTGCGAGGGTAAAAAATCCTCTGCCTACACCTACAGAATGCCGCTTTTGCAAATCAAGCGTACAGATCGCCACACACCAGCAAGTTTATGGCCGCGACTATAGTGACTGGCCTTATATGTACTTATGCAACAACTGTGGCGCCTGCGTAGGGATGCACCCTTTCACAAATATCCCGCTGGGAACACTGGCGGACAGAGCTACACGAGAGGCCCGAAAGCAGTGCAAAAAGCCATTCGAGGCAATCTGGAGGAGCGGCAAAATGACCCGCACCGAGGCCTATATCTGGCTTGCTGAACAACTGGGTATTCCGGTTAATGAGTGCCACTTTGGTTGGTTTGATATAAGCCGTTGTAAGCAATCAGAGCAAATTTGCCTAAACAGACATAAGCATCAGGAGTACAGCCATGCCAAGTAAAAAACCTCCAATGACCCACACAGGCGTGGTTATCACCAAAGATGGACGCAAACGGGTGAAATTGCGTATGACGCCGACAACTTGGTGTACCGAAAATGGCCGCTGGTATTTCCGAACAGATGGCCGCCGCGGTGGGCATGCTGCATCACGTGCTCGCCTTTTACTGGACACTATCAAACCTCTGGAGACCAGCGATGATTAACGAATTAGAAGCGCTGATAGCCAGCGCGATCGCAGATTTCTTCGCTGGCGTTGTGGAAATACACACCGAGCTTGGCGGCCCGAATACCGTTGAAGAAGCTCAGCAGCAAATGACAGAGCGTGTTGTTAGCATAGCTTTGGAGGCAGAAGAGACAATGACCCGAGAAATCGTAGCTAAATCAGCGGCGCTGGAGCATGCACAGCTGCGTATAGCCGAACTTGAAGCCGCAGCGGTTAAGCCTGTGAAGTTGCCAGAAGGTTACGTCATCCGAGCAGGTCACCCAATTTATGGGGATGAGAAAAACGTCATGATACCCAAAGAAGGTGGCAATTGGTTATCTCGTTTTGATGTTGAGCATGCAATCCGCACCGCTGGTGGTTCTGTTGTGGAGGGTGAGTGATATGACTGTATTACGGATTAAATGGGCTGGCTATTGCCCCGCATGTAATAGCGACGAATTAGACGTTAATACAGACAATGGCACTCCAGAGCGTTTATTTGAGGGTGACGACGTTACTTGCTCGCAATGTGGCCTGGTGGGTGCAATTAATTGCGAGGACGATACCGCCTTTGCTGTGTGGGATTGGGGTGATAACTAATGGCTAATCGCACAAGCAATAGAGCTATACGCCGTATTCTGGCTTCAGGGAAATTTAAAATTAGTTTCCGCGTAAGTAATCGCCGCCTGATGGTTGTTGAGGGACTCTATGGATGTGGAGAACTCTATGAGTGGGTTTTACGTACAAAACTAAGTGCCAGGCAGAACCGAGCGCAGGAGAGAGGTGCCAACCAATGACAACCAATCTGAGCAACGAAGAAATAGAAATGCTGATACCTCACTGTATAAGAGGTGATGATGAAAGATTGGCTAATGCACTGCGCGAGCTACTGGCATTACGGGAAGCGAGTAAGCAGCCGGTTGGGTTTAGATGCCGAAGAAATGACGGGCTTGGTGAATGGAGTTACATCTATCACAGAGCGCCTGATGCTTTTGACATTAAGCACCTGATGATTGAATACCTCTACACAGCACCACAACCAGCAGTAGTGCCTGATGGTTGGAAGCTGGTTCCGATTGAGCCAACCGAGAATATGGTTGTTAGCGGGTTTGAATCTGAGCCGGACTCCTTCTTTAGTGATCCGGATGAATGGAGAGCATACAAAGCTATGAGTGGATGCCAGCAGGCTGCGCATAAAGCCAAATTGTGCTGGGCTGCCATGCTCGACGCAGCACCGCAGGTTAAGTGATTTTCAAGAATCAGTTTTATACCGGTTCAGCTTGTAGAGTTTGGGCCGGTCATGAGGTGAGTATGCCTAAATACGTTTCTCTGACCACCTGGGCGGGTATGTACTATGACAATCCCCCTACTCCCGGAACTCTGCGCCGCTGGGCGCGTGATGGGAACATTTACCCGCCACCTGAATTGCAGGGGCGAGAATATCAGGTCGAACCGGATGCTTTTTATATCAAACCGAAGAAGTGCGGCATGAAGTTCGAGCAGCACCAGCCTAACGGCCGTATAGGTAGAAAAAGTCCGCTTTTAGAGAGATTGCTTTATGAGTCAGAGAAAAAGTTATAACGCGAATTTGCCAAAAAACCTTACCTATCGGACAAAATATAAGGCGTACTACTGGCGAAATCCTCTGACGAAAAAAGAAATTCCACTCGGGCAGATTTCCCGGCGCGATGCAGTTGCTCAGGCCATAGAAGCAAACAATTTCATTGAGCAAAAATATACGCCAGTGGCATTGATGGAAAAATTAACTGGCGCACATGAATTTACGCTTTCTGAATGGCTGGGACGATACGAGATAATTTTACAGCGTCGTGACCTGGCTGCGAACACTTACAAAGTTCGGGCCGGTCACATCAAAACTATCGGGGCAAAAATTGGGGATTTGGTGTTATCTAAAGTAACCACAAGGCACATCGCGGAATTTCTTGAGCCGTGGATCGCCGAGGGTAAAAAAACGATGGCGGGAACGTTGCGGTCAGTTCTGTCCGATGTATTTAGGGAGGCTATGGTCGATGGTCGCGTCCAGATTAATCCAGTTGAACCAACCAGAGCGCCGAAAGTGGAAGTCTCACGCCAACGCCTCTCACTCGAACAATTTCAGGCTGTTCGTCTTATAGCTGGGCAACAACCATCCTGGTTCGGGTTAGCTATGGATTTGGCGCTAATTACCGGCCAGAGGCGAGAGGATGTTGCGAACATGAAATTCAGCGACATTTATGATGAGAAGTTACACATAACTCAAGTAAAAACCGGAGCTATGATAGCGATCCCTCTATCTCTGTCACTGAATAGTGCAGGTCTAAAACTCTGCACCGTAATTGACTGCTGCCGCCTGGTCAGTCGTTGTGATTTTCTTGTGAGTGCAGGAATACGCAAAAATAGCCCTGATGGTTCGATTCATCCGGATAGCTTAACCAAAGGATTTGTTAAGGCACGCAAAAATTCGGATCTGGAACTAAGCGACAACCCTCCTACATTTCACGAAATCCGTAGCTTATCAGGCCGACTTTTTGAAAAGGTCTATGGCAAGAACTTCACCCAGAAATTGCTCGGTCACAGGACGGAAAAAATGACAGAGAAATATCTCGACGAGAGAGAGGAAAAATATGTGATATTGAGTGTATAAAATCGCCTGAGGAATCGCTATGTGGTCATGGCTTTGGGATATTTGTGCAATTTATGGCGCTTACAGAATTGTTCTTGGGAGTATGCGCGCTGCAACCAATTTCTTCTCAATGCTTACAGAAAATGAGAAGCACAAAAAAAAGTAAATGGGTTGTTAACTGCCCCCTTCATTGTGATATAACAAAAAAGACCGAGTATCAGATTTCGTGGATTTTTCGTGTAATTTCGTGCATCGACCAGTAAGAGGTTGATAAATAAAAGAAATAAAAAAAGACCGAATACGATTCCTGTTCTCGCTCGATACCTAAAAAACCAATACAAATCAATCAGATAAAACGAAACCCGCTTAAAAGTCACTCAAGAAAACGTGCGTAAACACGTCAATGCAATCAAACACATGCTAGTTTTTTCGGGTTCGCTCGGGAAAATTTCGGGATAAATTACGACGATTCTCCCTGAAAATTATGCAGCGATAAGATCACACAGAACGCTTTCTACATATACATAACATCGGTTTTCAAGACCGATGAATAATACTTAATTATCAATTACATAGATAATTAAATGATAATACTGCTCGCATTTTGAATACTGAAAAATCAATACGTTAGGTACTATTTGCAAGATAGTATTCTAAGGGTTTTGTCTAAAAAATACGCACGTACAGCAACACAAACAATCGAACTCATATCATTTACAAGCCTTCAACGATCGATACCTGACTCAGTACAAAATTCATTCAACCAGGTCAGCTACGCAAAAATTATTGGCTTTTTCATTGCAAAGCCATCTCATGTATAATACCGCTCAATGAAGCGAAAGCTAAGATTTTTGCCCATGATTGGATAACTAAATGAAAATTTTTATTGTTAATTTAAAAGATTCATCTGACCGTAGACTCAAATTAGAAAGTGAATTAAACAAACTCGGGTTACAGCATGAATTCATTGAGGCCGTGGATGGACGTAAATTTACAGAAGCAGAGATAGAACCTGTAACACAGAAAATAAATTACGCCTTCCTACCTGGTGAAATAGGCTGCGCACTTAGTCATCAACAAATTTATAGAAAAATGATTAAGGATAATATCAAATGTGCTCTGATACTAGAAGATGATGTCAGGCTTAATTATGATATTGTGGACATACTAGATAACATTGACCTATCTAATAATAAACCAGAGGTGGTACTATTAAGTCGAGTAAATAAATTTCATAAGAATCCTATAAAAAACATCACTAAAAATTACTCTTTACATAAAACACAACATGCAACAACCACACACAGTTATATTATAAATCTTCATGCTGCCAACTCTTTATTGGATAATCTATACCCAATTTGGATGGTTGCTGATAAATGGAGTTTATTTGAAGACATGTCATTGCTAGACATTTACTCAATCATCCCCCATCCTGTTAGTCTTTCATCTGAAGCCCAAAACTCCACAATTAACACAAACAAAGGAGATCCAGGCATTGAGATGAAAAAAAAGGAATTATGGAATAAATTAATGGCTTCACGTTCTTTGAAAACGAAATTAAAGCATCGCTATCGTAGAGCGGTAGTTCCATTACTCAATAAGATCATTGACCAAGGAAAAGGCTAATATTTTGGCATCTAAAGCTAAGGCCATTCTATTTCGGGAGCTTGGCTTAAGTCCAGTCGACGAAGCTTAGTACGCCGTTCACGTAGTGTGACAAGCTCTGTCAACTCTGCTTCTGTTATGTCCCCGTCTTCCTGAGCTTCCATTAGCGCGGTAATACGGGCACTGAGGGCGGACATCTCGCTGTCACGCCGTTGTGCTGCAACAGCTACAAAATCAATGGGTTTGGAAATGACTTTTCCATCTTTGTACTGCCAGTCCACGCAACTTACATCTGATACAGGGAAACCGTCTGGCAAATCTGTTTCCAGTATTTCTGTTATTGACATGTCAATGGGCCATAACATAGCGACGTTGCTATGCTGGCTAACAATATCACCATTCTCGCGGAATACAATTTTACGCGTATTTGTCGAAAAATGGATTTGTGCCTGATACCAATCAGCACCCTCACTTGATTTGAGAAATAGCGCATCTTTTGGAGCAAGACCTTTTTCGTCAGGTTCATATAATTTTAATGAGTGCAGCGTTATTAATTGAGTCATTTAATTTTCCTTATGCTTGACTTACTACATAACCGATGCCGTTAACATTTTTAATTACCGAACGATAATAGATAGTATCCCCCCCGGGATTTTGCCCCTCGGTGTACCAACCCGTCATAACGCAACCAGCCGGACAGGTGACTGGGTTGTTAACAATAAAAGATCCCTGAGCTCCTAAAGAAACATCCCTGACGTAATTTGACTCAATAACAGCCAGTCTGTTGTTAATGGCATCACGTTGAGCAATGGTACAAAAATTTCCATTAACCCATGTTTGTACACCTGAATCCCCTTGCGATGCCATTTGTATAGCACGGTTATAAGCATCGTTTGCCCGATTTTGAGCATCCGTCTGGGATGAGAATTCCCCCATGACAGAGCTACTAAACCCGCCTGTTTGGGCGTTAAAAAGCCAATAAGTTGAAAATCCACCATCCCCACAAATACTAATCACCGGGCTTGCAAATCCCTGTGCTTCTGCCAGCAAATATCCTAGGCTAATGGCGGAGTAAAAGCCCTGCCCAGTGCGAACGACCTTTCCTTTTACAATTGGACAATAAGCCCCGCCGGGACCTGGAGCCCATGACCATTCAGGCGCATAAAAAGGCGCGCCTGAGTCCAGTTGCCCGGCAAGTGATCCCGTGCCGTTAGGTGCCTGATTGCGTTTAGTATAATAATGATCCGATTCTTCCAGATAACCAACATTCCCACCAGCGATTGGCACGGCCCCCGTATCCTGTGCTGTGGGTTTGTTCTCAGTGGTATAGAAGGTCGTCCAGTTATTCCATGCTTTGTTATCACCGTTCTGAGTTCTGAGTTTTACCAGCCCAGAGCGCGTATAGCTGGCAGCAAGCTGGATGTTATAATCGCCCCCCAACCCCGAAACATTTAACAACGTGCTTTCAAAGCCTGGCGAATTGGTTGCAGACGCATAAACAAAACTGACTGAGTTAGCGGGTAAATTATTAGCGTCTGTAACATCCCCCCCGGCTTCACCACTCGCATTAACTGAACGAACAGCAATCGCACTTCCGTTTACAAGAACACGCCCCGGCGTCACATCATCTTTTGATGTTTGTACGTCTGAGTATGCTGCAGTTCCAAGTTTGGAGTATATTTTCACTGGGTTAATAACGGTGAAAAATGTCTTGGTGCTGTCAAGGACGCAAATAAATGGGACACTTGCCAGTAAGTCACCTGAATCAAGCTGCGCTTTATTCCCCTTGTATAGGGGAAAGGTACCAATAACCTTGCCCCCTAGGGTGATCTGCAACGTCGCAGCACCGGAGTTCGCTGCAATCGGAGTGATTGATAGCGGGGACTTGAGCAACCAATCATTGGTACTATTATTCTGAAACGTCGATGGAAGTGATATCGCGAGCGCGTTCGGTGTTCCTCCGGCTGTTGCGGTCGTATAGTCCCCGCCCTGTAATTGCTCAATTTGAACAAAACTCTGCTCAGATCCACGCGTCGCGAAGTTTGCAATAACATCGTTGAGCGCCCAACCTTTTGCTGTGGTCCCTTCCTGCCCACGAATTACGGTCAGCGTGTCGTTAGTCACAGCTGTTAAATGGCAAATCTCAAACACCGTTTGCTGGCTATCCGTCAATGTCAGCTTTGCGTAGACCTGGTGCGGGCTGCTGGGATTAGATATGTCAGTTGTAAGCAATTTTGCAAATGCCGCCCCTGAACCGGGAACCACAGCAAACGAGGTCTGCCCCGCGGTAATATCCGATGCCAGTGCTGAGGCTGTATTGTTACCGAATCCTGTAATCATTATTTGTTTACCGTAACATTGAAGGTGTAAATAAATGGCAGGTTGACCAACCCTTGCCCTATTGCCGTTATTAAGAAGTTTCCAATGCCATCCCCGTAATCGGGTACTTTGATATCGAATACGCCTTTCGAACTGGTAACGCTGATATCAAATGTATTTTGCAATACTGGGTCTATTCCTGCCTTTCCATGAATGAACCGGGCAAGGCGTCGCTTTAACCACGGAATTGAAAATTGAAACCCATCTCCTTTATAAAAATTCCATGTCAGTATTCGTTTAAAATACTCATCCGGTAGATACTGCGTTTTCCCTGGCGAGTATTTTTTTAATCGAGCATAGGGAATAGTGTTGTACTCAACGGTATCGTAAGCCCCTTTTGCCACACTCCCTTCTGCAATCTTCACGTACGGTCTGGCTTCTCCATAAATACCCGTTGCTATCCAGTCAAGGAGATAACCATTTATATTGCTGTTCGGCCAGTATGGTAACGAGAGAGCATTAAATGCAGAGAGATAGCTTTGCGCTAGCGTGTTATAGGCTGTAAAGAAAGCGACAACATTAGGGTCATCGCTATACTGAATAAATGGATATG